CACTTGCAATTCCACTACCTAAACTTACTCCTAAATCTTCTCCTAAAGTTTTTAATTCAGGTTCTATTTCTTTAATAGGTTTTTTTATTGCATCTTCTATTTCTTTCTTTGATATAGGTTTTGTTTTAAATGCTCCTGCTGTTTCCTTTTGTAATATATATTCCATTTCAGACATCACTGGTTTGCCAAGTGAACCTGGAGATACCATCATTCCAGGAATAGATGTTTGCGGTTTTTTAGCTGGTAGTTGCCAAGATAATCCACCTGTAATTTGTTGATTAACATTTAGTCCAAATATTTCATTTCCTGGTTTTAAACCAGCAGGATATATTTCACCCAGTCGTTTTGCATATGATATTACAACACCTACTGCACTTATAAAACCTAATATTGGAGCAAGTAATGATGAATTTATAATTCCACCTAACCATTTAAAAAGTGAACCCATTCTTGGTAGTATTTTTTCTAAACCTATTAATGCCAAACCCATTTTGCCAAGCCAATCAACCACTGGTCCAGAGACAGCAATAAACTCCATGCATCTTGTTACAAACATTTTTGTTTCAGGACTTACTTTTGAAATATATACTAAGTAATCTTTTAAAGCATTTGTAATTCTTGTTACATCTTCTTCCAATGTTTCTTTTGCAAATGACAAAAATACTTCTTCGACTGCACCTTTAAGTTCTTGAAATACACCAGTTAAACCTGACATTTGTGTTTTAGAAACTCTCTCTGCAGTCCCTCCAGCATCATCAAGTTTGATTTTCAGTTTTTCTAAACTATCTGCACCTTGTTCAACTACTGCACTAAATAATGCTCCGTTAACTCCAAATATAGTTAGCATATCTGAGGTATCTGCACCAGACTTCTCAAACTGTCTTGTGATATCAGTTAATGATTTTAGTTTACCGTTTGAGTCTAATGCTTCTATACCCAAAGCTTGAAGTCTTTTCTTAGCTTCTGCCGTTGGGTCAAGTAGTTCTGAGATTACTCTTCTTAAAGTTGTTCCCGCTTGTGAACCTTGAATACCTGCATCTGATAATTTTCCTATAACTGCTACTACTTCATTAAAACTTAATCCTACACTTGAAGCAATTGGACCAACATATCGCAAAGACTCACCAAGCATTCGCAAGTCCATATTTGCACTTGTAAATCCTTTTACCAATACATCAATTGCATTAGACAAATCACTTATTGGTATCCCGTATCCTCTTATGACATTTGATACTATACTTGCAGAGGTTCCCATATCTAACAAAGCACTTGAAGCTAATTGCAATACACCTTCAGAAGCATCGTATACTTCATTTACACTGAAACCTGCTAATGCTAAATTACCCATTGCTTCTGCTACTTGAGAAGCAGAAAATTCAGTAGTGTAACCTAAATCTCTTGCTCTTTTAGTTAGTTTCTCTAAATCGTTTCCAGTAGCACCAGAAATTGCCGCAACTCTATTCATTGCAAGCTCAAAATCTGCAAATGTTTTGGTTGCCATTGTTCCCGCAGCAACTATAGGTAGAGTTAATTTTAAGGTCATATCCTTACCAACTTTAACCATCGATTTAGAAACTGACTCAAGTTGTTTGTTAAAGTTTTGAAATCCAGTAGGTTTAGTTTGCGATATACCTTTATTTAGGTTAACTCCAATTTGATTACCGAACTTAATAGCATCTTGTTGAAGCTTATTTAATGCTTTATTAAACTCAGTTACATCAGCAGTTATTTCTGCACTTACTTCGCCTATTTGCATTTTATCTCAAATCCTATTTGCATTGTATTATCTCAAACCTAATCAAGTAAATTATCTTCATTGAACTCAGCCAATAGTTTCCCTTTCTTTTCTTTTAGGAACTGTGCAAAATTAGAAAATTCACCAAGACCTCTAATTAAAACCAAGAACCTTCTTAAACTCATTGTTCCCATAGCAGTGTTTATATCCAAATTGTAATACCTTTGAAAGTCTGCTTCTAATGAAGCCCAGCCCCAAATTATCAGTCTTGCGTCTAAAGAGCTTTTTTCGTTTTTTTTTCAGATAACAGCTTCCATTTTTCTAAAATACCAGAAGCCATTTTCCCTATAACAAATTCAAACTCTATTTCATTTTGAATTATGAATTCATAAAATTCTTCTCCAAACATTAACTTAATGAACTCAGGCATTTTATCTGTGGGTATATCAACTATTTGCTTACCGTTTTCATTCCTTATGCAATTTCTTAAATAAAAAACATAAAACTGTGTTGGAACACTTGCAGGTATATTGAATGTTCTTCCTTTAAACTTAATTTTGATTGGTTTATTTTTGTTTTGATATTCCTCGTATGCTCTATCAAAGTCAATTGAATTTTCTTCAACTTCAGCCTTAATAGCTTCATCAAGTTTCCTATCTAAGAAATCAATAGTTTTTTGGTCTTCTAAACTTAAAGCAGACATCATTTCTCCTTTACACTACTAGGGTATCTTTTGTTGCTGTAAAGTCTGCAGTGAATTTATAAACTCCATCACCTATTGAACCTGAATTTTCATAGTTAGTAAAGTATCCTTCATAATCATTACCTGTTTTGTCTGAGTAAATTCTTTCCAATGTTATACTACCGCCTGCTTTTGCTGTTGCTTCTAATAAATCTTGTCCAGCATCATCAACCTTTACTATTCCTGCAACTGAAACTGTTTGATTGAGAGATATGGGCATGTTCTGTCTTTGTATCATTTCAGTTCCTTCTCTTACATCTTCAGAGCCAGTTACATCAACTGTCTCTAATGCAGTTTTGTCAGAAAAACTTGTAATTTTTCCAACCACTACATTATTCACTTTTACTACTGTTTTAACAAACTTTCTTTCCATGAAAGCCCTCCTTTTAAAATTTTAAATTCTGTTCAATGTTAGGTTTTCATATCTAACATTAAAATACATTGAAAATTCATTGCGAGATTTTTCATCCTTTCCCAGGCTTTGAGGATAGGTCTCGATTTCAATGAATGTTATTAAAGAGCCTTCAATATCTCCACTTAAAGCTACTAAATATGAATATATATTCTGTGCTTTAAGTTTTGCGTTATTGTAATTATTATCCCGTATTAGTATTTGTATTCCTGCGTTATCAATATTTAATCCGTTACTTTCTTCTAATACAGGTGCTGAACTATTATAAATCGTTATACAATCATCAGGTTCATCTGGTTGAAAATCAATGAATATATCTTTGTTTATTTTCCCGACATTTAAACTTTGTAAATATTTAGCAATACTATCCGCAATCATTTATTCACACCTTGTGCAATCATCTATCTGAACTCACTTCTTATTTCACTTTTTAATTTTGTTTTTAAGTTCTTAACATGTCTATTGAATGGGTCTCTTAAGTAAAATCTTTTTCTACCGTGTTGAAAGTTTGCAGAATTTTCATGCCATCTTCGTGCGTATGGTATTTTTGGTAATCCAGTTCCAATACCACCACCAAAACAAACTACTCCTATAGGTTTTGTAGTATGCATTCTAACCATACCTGAATTTTGTAATGTTCCTTCATCTAAAGGAACCTCTTGCACTGCATCAGTTAAAATATCATCAAGTATGTCTTTGATTGCTTTCCTTGAAGCTTTTTCCATTTTTAATATTGCTCTTGGTCCGTTCCAGTTTTTCCATTTAGTAGCCATTAAATACCACCCAGTTCCCAATGATGAATTTGTCCTGTAATAGGATTTATAACTGGTTCTATAGTTTCAATGTTTATTTCTTTATTGTCTATTTCTACCTTATAAGTTTTGTCACTATTTAGGTCTATGTCTGCTAAGTAAATTATACAAGTCAATGTTTTGTTTTCTTTCTTTTTATCAATTATCTGTTTTGAACTTGGTTCAATATGACATTTTGTTTCTAATGTATAATCTTCAATCATATCTCCATACTCGTTCCTGCCGTATTGTGTTATCTTACAATATTTTGTAAATAGTGAACTTATTTCATTTGAACACAATTATCAATCAACTCCCTTATTAATGTATCAGCCAAATGCAACTCTCTGGGTAGTAAGGAATAATTTTCATAGGTTGCAGAAAACTTTCCTAAACTAATACTCCTTACTACCCCTGTTGCTATATCTTTATTATCGTAAAGATAACTAACCATATAAGCTATCCATCGCTTTACATTTTGCCTTTGCATTTCAGTCAGTTCTGTTAAGTCTAATTCTTCAAGCTCTTGATTGAGATTAATTCTTTTATTAAACAACTCACAAGCAAATTGAATTCGTTGCTCAGTTGCTTCTGTTCCTGGTCTTCCTGTTATTAAATTGTATTCATCAGCAGTTAAATACATATTACATCTTTACATATTTCAGTATTGCATGCTTGATTTTAGTTGGGTCTGAATAAGTTATTTTAACCATCTGGTCTTCTGGTTTTGCAAATCTCCATCGAGTCCCCAGCTCTAATAATACTTTTTTACCTTTTGGTATTGTAACTTCTGCGTCTTCTAATACATTATAATTTGAAGCTACGTAACTTTTAATTGTCATTGTTATATCAGTGCTTACATCAGAATTCTCGACATAAATCAATATTCCGCCATCATCTTTAAAATAATCTTCTGCTAAAATACCTTCTACTGTGTCAGCTACAGTTGCAGAAACAGCTTTACTTGCTAAATCAATAGGAGTTAAATATTGAAATGAATTTACTTCTAATATTGCCATTATTTCTTACCTCCTTTTATAAAAATGGGTTTTAAATCTTCAGTTTCTTTTTTTTCAATTTCAGGTTCTTTTATCACTGGTTCTTTCTTAATTAATTTTGGTTTTACTACTTGAATTATCTTTTTATTTGCCCATCGTTCTGCAATATTTTCATCTATATACATTGTATCGCCAATATTCTTTAGTTCACGTTTTCCATTTTGATTTACAATTGTTTGTTTTATAAACTTTACTTCAATCATTATGCTTCCTCCTCATAACAAGGAATAAATATCACTATCAATTCTTTTGTATCATTAAAGGTTGCACTTGTTGGAGCAAGAATATTTAATGCTATATCACTTTTTGAATATGTTCCTGTATGAGCTATTTGAGCTTTATCAAATATAGTCAAAACTATTCTATCTTCATAAAACAAAGCAGGTAGTCCTATTTTGTTTACTGTTCCAATTTTAATCCAATCTCCTTCAGAAGTATATGCAGGTAAGTCTGCTTTGGTTACACTTTTAAATGCTTTTGTTGACTCTATAGTAGTTGCCCCAGTTGGTAGTGATATTGTTTCAGTTATTGACCTTCCTAAGATATCAGTTCCATAAAGCTTTACATTCCCTGCAACAGAATTTGATTTCTTAGTAAGCAATATTGGTCTTGCTAAATCAATTGTTTTAAATCCAGTTGTAACTGTCTGTGGAGTTCCTATCTTTATCCAATCTCCTTCAGTAGTATATGCAGGTAGGTCTGCTTTGGTTACACTTTTAAATGCTTTAGTTGATTCTATAATAGTAGCATTTGTTGGTAAAGTTATTGTTTCAGTTATTGCTCTTCCTAAAATATCAGTTCCATAAAGCTTAACATTTCCTGCTACATTATTCGCATTCTTAGTAATTAATATTGGTCTTGCTAAATCAATTGTTTTAAATCCAGTTGTAACTATCTGTGGGTCAGCTAATAGAGTTATAGAGTCATGCACAGTCTCGTGGTCAGCTAATAGAGTTATAGAGTCATGCACAGTCTCTGCACCTGCAGTTTTTGGAGCACATTTGAACTCTGCTAAATATCTATGAGTTGCACTTCTAACAGGATTTGAAAGTATCTTAATGAAATTCCATTTAAAAGGATTGTATAACATTTCAATCCTCCTTAAGTAATTATTCCAAATGGGAATCTATTTGCTTTAACAGGTTGTAATCTATTGACAGGATTAGGAACCTGCCATCCAAGTCTCATAACAGCTCTAATAGCAAGCATATCTTGTTGTGCTAAGTTGTAAATTATATCTCCATTATCATCTTGTATCACGCCTTCAG